GCATAGAACCCCAGAGTTCTGCGCGTTTATTCGCATACATCTGCGGGGTTTTTGACTTCCAACCGAAATTGACGCCCCGAACGACCTTATACCGTTGCTCTTTCAAGCGGTCAAGGATGCCGTATCCCAAGCCGCCTTCGTCTAAGACCACCAGCGTCGGTTGGAACTCTTCGATGGCGTCAATAACGCGACCCACAGTAGCCATTGTATCCTCGCCCTGATAGCGACGAATCGCCACCAGATCGCGACCTTGACGAACCACGATAACCGTCGAGTCGGCTCCAGAGCGGGCGGGATCGACGCCGATGACTCGGGGAGCGGTTTCATCCTTGTATTTGGGGGTGGACATGGCGTGTTCGACCACGTGGGGCGAGATGAATTGATCGCCGTCATCTGTGGGGAAGTGTCCGTAGACTTCGACCTTGGCTTGGGTGGAGTCGGGGCCGTATTCGGCGATGATTTGCTCGTAGACCGCTTTGTCGGTGTCCTCGACTTCGCGGGCGTCGATGTTTTGCGTAAACCAGAACGCTCTTTTGGCATGGAAAGCCTCGAAAAAGTAGCCCGCATTGCGCCGGGGGTTGGAAAACGCGCACCAGAAGCGATTCGGGGTGTTTTCTGTAAAAAATCCCGAAGTGACCGACCAGATAGCGTCAGGAATGCCCGATGCTTCGTCGAAAATGACCATTACGCCCGCCTGGTTGTGGACGCCAGCGTAGGAATCGGGGTTTTCCTCACTCCAGAGGCGTCCTTCGACGGCCCAATAGCGGGTACCGACCTTCAGATCACGTTCGACGAGTTCGGCAAGCCATTTTGCGGGCATCACGCGGGTAGCCGACACCTCAAACCAATGCGAATTCATCAGAAGTGCCAGCCACTTTGTGATTTCTGCCCATGTGACCGAACGGAGCTGGGCTTCGGAGTTGGCCGAAACGATGGTCGTAGAGCCTATCCGGGTAGAAAGCATCCACAGGATGAGCCAAGAGACGAGCGCGGACTTACCGATACCGCGTCCCGAAGCCGTAGCCATACGCAGGACTTCGTAGGCGGTCGTCTGCTTGTTCTTGGCAATGTGTGAAGCGATATGCCGCAGCACTCCACGCTGCCATTTCCTCGGCCCCTTGAAGTGTTCCAAGGGCGTACCTTGCTTACCCCAAGGGAAAACCATCAACACAAAGGCTTCCGGGTCGTCCTTGATCTGGGGCGACCAGACCTTGGACATAAGCAACTGCTCATCGTCAGGGCTATAGATCGGCGTCTGCATATTCGGAATGACGTTCCAGTTTGGAGTTCGGCAAGGAGTGCGTTAATGCAATCGCATTGTCCCGAGAACCATCGGTCAATGCAGCCCCCGCATCCGACAGTACTCTGCCCTCGATGACGCGAGACTCCGCTTCTTGCAGGGCAGCGATAATGCTGATCTGCGACTTGATATCGACCTGTACCTGCGTCTTGGCCACCCACCCGTGCAAATGGGTAAGGAGCGCGAGAGCAGCCTTGCTATCGCCTTCCAAAGCCGCTCCTCGCAGCACGGTAGCCGCTTCCACTTCGCTGTCCGCACGACCCTTAGCCTCCGCTGTGGCCGCAGCAGCGTCCAGTTGTGTCAATCGACGATACTCAATGGGCAAGAGGTCAGCGGCAAATGCCAACGCATCCCCCCTCAGCCCAAGTTTGGCAGCAGCGTAAATCTTCTCCAGCATCTCAGGCGACGCCTTCAACTCACGCGGTTCAAACGGAATGGATCGGAATGAGTCCATAGAGAGAGGATACGAGAGTTTGTAAAAAAATAAAAATTCCTTTCGAGGCCTTCGTAACAACACAGGGGGGTGGGGTCTGGCCCTGTACCCCCACCCCCCCCTAGTCTCTTTTCCACCACAGTAGCATTTCTACCACAACCACCAGGCGGTCACAGCACGGATCACGCATCCCCTGTGTAGCGTGGATACAACATGTTGCGTACATACAACACAATTGTGCTGGAATAGTCAGACCCCGTAGTACTGTACTATGCCGTAAGTCTTTGATTCTAAAGGGATAGTTTTTCGTGATTGGGGAAAGTACTATGCGTTAAGTCTTTGAAAGTAAAGGGGTTTTATGCCCTCATAGTAAAAAGACATCTAAATCGACAAGTCCATTTTGTGCTCATGATTTTTTTACACACCCCCAAAAACCTTACTATTGACTATCTTCTACCTAAATCCCTGTTTTTTATGAAGTTATTGCATAGTATCCGCTAGACGGTCATGACTAACGATAGTGCTATTGCATGCCTTGCACTCTGTCAAACTATGTTTGTCAGAACACAATCAATGGGTGATACATGACCGATTCTTTCCCGATTCTCACGCCTAACGGCATCACGCTATCCGTCAGCCTCCACGATGGTTTTGTCCGATTCCATTCTGACGATGGCATTGTCTTTTTCGCTGAATACTCATTACCAACAATTGAATCTGTCGCAGCTTCTGGCCGTGGGCTGTGGGTGCGGGGCGTTGACGGCGGGTTGTCCGCTGAAAACGTGCTGCAAGTCTTGGATTACCTTCCGATCCCGTATTGATAGGTGACACCATGAACCACATAAGCATTGCTTTTTTCGGTGATTACCGTCCCATTGTTTTGCAAGGGGATTGCCTTAAGACTTTGTTGAAATTGGCCGTCCAGTCTATTGCGGACACGCAAGATGCGGCCAAACTCAAAGAATGGATTCTCGATTGCGTCACAACTGCAAAGTCTGACACTTGCACTCGTGCCGAACGGGCAGACTCGCGATTGTCTGTATCGGTCAACAAGTATCCGCACGATGCTTTCTTAAACGACATCACGCGAGACTTGCCACTCTACCCCAACGCCAAGTATTCGGTGACCCATGCGTGACCGTACCCGTTTTGCGATCTTGTCGGCGGCTCTAGTCGCCGTCTATCTGTTGTCGGCTTTGGTCGACCCTTGCGATGGTCATAGCTGTCCGCCTGGCGGTGGTGCAAGCACGTCGTCGTTGCAGGTTGATTGACCGTCAAATACTCTTTTGAACGTCCGATAACCAACAACCAATAGGTGAACTATGAATATCCGGAATGCGACTGATAACCAATTTGCCGAACTCATGGGCGATGCTACTGACGATGAAGCACACGTTATGCGCGAAATGCTCATCGAACTCGGCTTTGAGGATACCAACGACATACCCGACCCTATCTGGAAAAACCTTTTGATTGCAGCCATTGAAGCCAGTTACCGCTGACCGTCAATCATTCTTTTCCTGTCCGATAACTCAATAGGTGAACCATGTCAGACGAATACAAAAAACTTGTTTCCGAGTGTGCCGAACAGGGTAAAGCGCTTTCCCGTTCCATGGCGAACAATGGCGCGCTTGAAGCGTTGTATCTTTACTGCCGCGAGAGCGAGCCGGGGAAGCCCGGCGCGTTGTTTTTGGTGCGCGACTCAGCGCCTAACCCTTATGGGTATAAGCTGGTTACCGGGGAAGGATTGCGCAGTAACGTGCCTTATGAAAACTACTTTCAATGGGTGCACGACAGGGCGAAGCGGGCGCGCATTCTTTCGATGAACTAATCCGTTGCCAACCTTTGACGCATCTGCTTTCGGGGTGCGTCACGGGGTGCCAATGGGGCGCCAATCAAAGGGTGATTTATGCAAGCAATCAGAACACGGTATTACGGTCCCACCAACACTCGCGGCTCACGCATCGTCGCGTCGTGCGAGGCAGGGCGCGTGTCCATGGGGTATGACCATGCCTTGAACATCGAAGGCAACCACGCTGCGGCGGCGCGTCTGCTATTGGCTAAGTTTGGCTGGAATGGCGTCTATCACGGCGGGGTCTATGACCACGACCACTACTGGGTCTGTCATTCCGACTGGTCGCCGGTCGCGTCTATTGACTCTGCGCAGTCGGTGGCCGCATGAGCGCCTATACTCCGGGGCCGTGGATAATTGACGAGCCCCACCAAGTATGGGCCGAGTCAGCTCGGGAATACGTGGCAACCACGCAGATCGAGGATTGGGAAACAATTCCGCGTGAACAGGCAGAGGCCAACGCCAAATTGATCGCAGCCGCTCCCGATTTGGTGCTTGCGTTGCAGCACATTGCCTCAAATGCCGCAGAATCGCCGGAATGGATACGCCGCGTTGCCCGTGAGGCCATCGCCAAAGCCACGGGAGGCGCGCCATGACCTATCAATGCCTAGACTGCGACGAACACTTTACGGAACCAGGCCACAAGGTTGACCGTGAACTGGCCGACTACGGCATAGGCTCAGTCTGGATTGTCGTCTGGGAAGGCCCATGCTGCCCCGTCTGCGGGCATGAGCATTACCGCGAACTTGAGGAGCAGGAAGTATGAATCTTGAAAAACTGGCTGAGGACGTCGGCGCCCTTGTCATTGCAGACGAGGACGGGACGGAAATCATTTTCACCGGCCAACAGTTAACCGAGTTCGTGGCGCGCATTGTCGAGGCCGGAACGTGGCTGGGGAGGGAGCCGTGACCGACCTAGACGAAATGTGGGCGCGTCTTGAGCGACACCAACCGTTTGCCGACGAACGAGGCCATGGCGATGCGTGGCGCAAGATGTGCGAGGAGCGCACACCAGAGGCGGCAAAAAATGCGGCGTTCGGCTGCGTGTACGCCGGGGCGATGGATGCGGCGGGGTTTGCGGCAATGGATGCGGCATGGGCGGCTGGGAATGCGGCAAGGGCAGGGGCGGCGGTGGCGTGGTTTGCAAAAATCGCGATTAGGAACATTAACGAATCGGGGGAAAAATGACTGATTTAAACGAAATGTGGAACCGTCTGGCGCAGCATCAGTCGTTCGCTGAAAAGTACGGTTACGGCGAGGCTTGGGCCAATTTGTGCCGAGAGCGCACGATCGCAGCGTACATGACGTACATGAAAACGGAAGCGGAAGCGGCTAGGGCTGCGGCGTGCGCTGCGGCAGAGGCGGCGTTGTCGGCAGAGGCGGCGGTCGCGGGTTGGGCAAAGAGCGCGACCGACCTTATTAACAAAGCGGAGGGCCGAAATCATGAGGGCGCTTGACTGGGTGCTATTCCGGCTTCGCTGGCGATGGCGCATACCGCGTTTTGAGGATGACACGTGGCGACACGTGCCGCCGCCTGACCCGTCTATCATCGTTCGCGCCAGGCGGTACTGGTGATTGTCCTGATAGCGGTTCTAATCACAATAATCATCGAACTGCTGACCGACTGACTCCACCCCGGCCTCGCGCCGGGGTTTTTATTTCACTAGGGCGAGCGTGGGCGGCTCTTCGACCATCAGCCGCAGCTCGGTGGCCGTCCTATGGGCATGCTCAGGGGCGCACCAGATCGTCCTAGGGGACGTATGGTAACGGCTAACGCATCGGCCCCTGTCTATCCATCCCGCCGTTGAGAAAGCCTGATACAGCGTCTCACGCATCTCCCTGTTTGCCGATTTAGTCGCGCCTCCGCACGCCGTAATTACGTCCACCCAAGGGCTAGCCACCACGCCACGCGTAAACGGCCCTTCCCGGCTTTGAATCATCCGTAAAAAATGCACCTCTGAGGGGCTTTGCGAAAGGTCGATCAAACTGCTTTTGGCTGGGGTCATGGGCGGCGTTGCGCCAGGGTTAAAGGCCGATACGTCCCTTTGCTTAAGGTATGCGGCCACGGCTGCAAAACCTCCGGAGTGATACCAAGCCCAGAGGTTTTCCCCTTCGTTGTCCGTCATCCGTGGGGCGGTAGACCAGACGACAAACCAGCGTCGATCCTCACTCGACAAGGCTATCGGCATTCGCTCGTTGCTGAACGCCAGGACGAGCATTCGATTCAAGGCCGGGTAAGGGTGCAGCCCCTTGCGGTTCACCAACAGGAACTCTGGCGGGGCCGCAATTAACGGTTTGAGCTGATTTTCAAGGGCGCTCCGGTCGGACACGTTCGGCTGGCGCAGCTCGTTGAGGACTAGCACTTCGGATTCCAACGAGTAGCCCCATTGGCCAATTACGTCGTCAGCGCGTGCGGTGGTGACATTGGTCAAGCTCTGCCCACCGATTGACCAGAGAAAGGGCGCGTACAGGCTATCCTTACCCGCCCCCGGTAAGCCGCAATGCAAGATCGCGTGATTTATTTTTCTATTAGGGTGCTGGACTTTGAACGCCAGCACGTTTAGGACATGGTTCCGCTCGATAGGGTCGGGCAGCATCCGTTCCGCGTGTTGCAGCCACGGCGTAACGTCGCCAGGTATCGCTCTAGGACGGGCATCGCGCCAGCGGTTGGCATAGACCCCGCCGTCGGACTTCTCGCACAAAATGCCTTCACCCGGCGCAAAGGTCAGGCCATCCAGTACCCTTGACCCTAGCGCCGCCCGGTTCTCATCAAACGATGTTGCAGCCTCGATGCGCCGCTGCTTGTTGTGGACGCTGAAACAGGGGACGCCCCGGAAGATGGCGTTAAAAGCCTTTCGCGAGTACTCCCTTTGCGTCTCAACGTCGAAAAAGCTGTCGTCGGCCACGATGTAGGCGAATCGCTTAAACCACTCGCTCGGCTGAAGCAGCGAAATGTCTTGTGAATTGGTCATGATTGCATTATCGTCCTTTTGTTCACCCTAGAGTTTGCCCCGGCAGTACCCCCTGACCGGGGCTTTTTTATTTCCTCGCACGGATGGCGGCGGCACATTCAAGAGCGGTTCCTGTCTCAAGCCCTTTCCTAGAATTCCACACGTCTTCGCATGCCTTCGCACACGCCTCCCGCTCCTTCTCCCGCTCGGCCTTTGCAAATAGGTTGATCAAGTAAGCCAGTTGGTTAGGGGCGAGAGGGTAGTGGTGGTCGTATGCGGGCGGCACCTTGAATGCCTCCAGTATCATTGCGTCAAGTTCGTCATCGTTCACGGCTTCGGCTCCTCTGCTTCATCCTGCAACGCCTGATGCACGATATTGAGTGCCGCTTGGCGGTCGTGTTCCAACGCAGCGCGGAGGGCGGTGATCACTTCGGGCACCCAAATCGTCAGGCACTCAATTGATTCGTCGTCGCTGTCTGTGCAGCCACCGTGCAATTCCTCCAGCACTTTCAACGCATCCTCAGCAGCTTTTCTCAAGTCGGTCATGTCTTGTCCTCCTTCCATGCTTTTTCTTGGCACTCGTTCCAAGTGTCTCCCACCCATTTGGTGAATTCTTCGGTGGTCAAGGGTTTTGATTGCCTCTTCCCGATCTCGGCAGCGGCTCGCACAATGGCTCGGCGGGTTGCGGCTTCGGGGTCGTCGCTGCAATCGTGCTTTTCGTGGGTCGTCGCTTTGCTGCGTTCGTGCCAACAAACCGTTTTCCCCGCCCACGGATTTATGGCTATTTCGCACTTCACCGCCAACGCCAACGCATCGCCGTTGTCGCGCAGGGGGTTCCACGGTCGCCGCAGTAGGTCTTCCCCGCGAACAAGCAGCCCGTCAATCCCATCTGTAACCCAATACTCATACCCCGCCGCCTTCGCAGCGAGTCCAAGCAATTCACGGTCGGTCATACTTTTTCCTCTCTTATGAGTTGGTTTATCGTTCGCACCATGCCTTCAAGGTGCGCTAGGCGAATCTCGCCAATGTCAATGTTAGTTTTGACCCTGCGATCCACAACGTCGTGACACGCTGAACAGGCCCAAGCGCCGAGCAAGTCGTCGGCCTTCATCCCCATGCCGCTCACGCCAATCAATCGAACGTGCGCGAGAACGGTCGTGTCAGGGTCGTGGTTGCAGATGCCAGGAAGCCGGATCATGCAATCGCGTCCGCAAGCCTCTTTCCGCAGGTTCATGCCTTATCCCTCAACTTCTGTACTCCGCGCTCACCCCAAAGCTGGCGCACCATGCCGCAAAGATGCGAGTCGCAAAGGATAGCCTTCGGTTCAACCTCGCGAATCAGCGGGCCAATGTAAGACTTCAGCCAGTCCATGCGTTCGGCGCGCTGTGAGAAGTCGCCTACGATGATGCGGGCAAGGTAGGCTTCGGCCAACTTCAGTCGTCCTAACGGGGTGCCGCGTAGTTCTTCCCACATTTTCATATTGGCCTGACTGGCCCAAGTGATGTCGCTGCTAGTAATGGTTTGGTTGATCATATTTCGCTGACCTGTTGGATGCGCTCGCCAATCCATTTCATGCACGGCACGGCCATGCTGTTGCCGAGCGCCTTGTACCTTGGGCCGTCGGGCGATTCCGGCGACTTGCGCCAGGGAATGTTCGTGTAACCGTCCGGGAAGCCTTGTAAACGCTCGCACTCAACGGGCGTAAGGCGGCGCACCTGCATGGCGGTCGCGACGCACGGCGCTGCATCGCTGCCTTTCTGCCCGGACTGCGCCTGCAATGCGTTCACAACATCGCCCATGTTTCCGCGACCATTGCGCGCAATACGAGGCTGAAACGCCACCGGCTGCGCGACCGCAGCGCCCTGCGAACAAGTCAAAGCATCAACCTTGCTCATGTCGCGGCTCTCGGTCGGCAGTTGCGCTGCTTGTGCGTTCCAATGAAACGCGAGGGGGGGGTTATGGTTGGACAACGAACGTCTCCGATTCAGCGTCAAGTCGCATCGCCTTCGCGGTGAGGCAACGAGATAATTCGTCCTGTATAGGCATCTTGCCCGTTAAGCCCCCCCCACAATGCGCTCCATCCGTTAAGGTTCCGACGGTCTGCGGGATGTAGCCGCCATCAACGCCTGACGCAGTAGTTCGGGCAACGCTTTGCCCCGTTTCTCTGCTCGGCGCAGGATTCCCGCACAGGCTTTCGCGCTCAAAAAGAACCGCTGCGGCACGCTGCCAACCTCGAGCGTTTGCGACAACGAACACACGACGCCTTCTCTGGGCCACTCCGAAGTATTGAGCGTCAAGAACTCGGTAGGCGAACCCATACCCGAGTTGCCCCAGCCCTCCGAGGAAGGTTCCAAAATCCCTTCCTCCGTTACTTGACAGGACGCCGGGAACGTTCTCCCAGACCACCCACTCGGGCCGATAGCGGTCAGCAATCGCAAGGTAGGTAAGCATGAGGTTGCCACGCGGGTCATCCAATCCTTTTCGCAATCCTGCGACGCTGAAAGACTGACAGGGGGTTCCTCCGACAAGCACATTGATATCTGCATCTGGCCACTCCTTGAATTTGGTCATGTCGCCCCAGTTCGGGACGTTGGGATAATGATGGGCAAGCACAGCGGACGGAAATTTCTCAATCTCGCTGAAAAACACAGGCTCCCAACCAAGCTGATGCCACGCGACCGTTGCTGCTTCAATCCCGCTACAAACGCTGCCGTATCTCACCGCCGCTTCCCTCGCAACAGCACCTGAACCTGGTACTTGCGCAGCGCAGGGATTTCCTTAGCCCGCACCCACTTCGCCACGGCCTGACGGCTAACGCCTAACTGCCTCGCAATCTCCGACTGCGACCCAAATGCTTTGAGCAATGTCTTGATGTCCATGGCCGCACAATAACTCACGCAACCGGGGTTGACAAGCCCAAAGATGCGGGTATGATTGGCCTTGAGGATTGGCCTCACAGGAGATTGACATGACCGACCGACAAGAAGATCGAGACTTGCTGGAGATGGCAGAAGCGTACCAAGACGCGGCCGTCCGCACCGAGCAAGCCGTATGGAACTGCCTTGCTTCCCTTGAAGAAGTGAACCGCATTGAACGCGAGACCGCCACCGCGTGGAGCAGCGGCCTCCGCGACATCATTGACGCCATCGACAAGGCTCGCGCCGAACTCGGGAGAATC